ACTCTCTTTATCGCCTTGAACCGTTTCGTGCTGGGGTCCTTGAACCGGCTGCTTTCGTCGATTATTAAATAATCGAACAGCCCAGCGGGCCAATGTTCCACCAGCCAGGGGACGTTCTCCACGTTGATCACGTAAATGTCTGACTGACTGTAGAGAGCTTTCAAACGTTGCTCTGGCGTCCCCATCACTAGCGCCACTCGGAGGTCTTGCAGATGCTGCCATTTTTGACACTCCTGCGCCCATACTGACTCCGCGACTCTCTTGGGAGCTATCACCAGGGTCCGCCCCAAAGAGCTCTCCCTGACGATCGTCAGCGCGGTTGCTGTTTTTCCCAGGCCCGGCTCCAGGAAAAGGCCAACGTGCGGAAGGCTTTTTGCCTGGTGTATCAGGCGGCGCTGGTAGTGGTGTAGGTCTGTCTTTGAAAGCATTTAGTACCTCTTTTCGTTTGTCGTGCAGCCAGTCGGCCACGGCGTACAGCTCTTTTTCCGTGGCGTTTGACTTTATCGTGTTTGCAAGGCGAGAAATAAATACCACGTTTCCAATTATGTAGCCAAGCTCTGGTATCACTCGGTCCAGGGATGGCGAGTTGGGGCTTTTTGATCTGCCGCTGCCGAGGCCGGAGCAGCCCCACTCAAACTCAACGCCAAATACAGGGCACGGCTTGTTGGCGATCGACATGAGGTATTCCTTGGTCAAATCGAATGGCACCTTTCGTTTTCTTGCCCTCGCTTTTGCGGCAAACAAAAGGTTAGTTATCTGTCCACTTTTGGAGGACCTATACTGGCGCTGTTTTTGATTTTGTAAGGAAGTCATCGACGTCTGTTTTAGACCTCAATACGGTCACCGGAAATCCCTGCAGCTCTAACTCTTGAAACATTAAGAGTTGCCTTGCAGACAGCGCGCCGGTTTTTGTTTTTAGCTCGATCAGGTGCACCCTTTTGTTTAGGAAGATTATCCGGTCCGGGACCCCCGTCACCGTGCTGATCCACTTTAGGCTCAGTCCCCCCATCTCTTTTACTTTTTTGCTTAGATAGCTTTCGATCTGCTTTTCTAGCATTTTTGTCCATCTCCATCCGTATCCCGGTCGTGATCTGCTTGACGATGTGCTCCGTTAGGTAGGCGCGTGACTCCTCGCCGATCTCCTCCGCGGGCTCGCCGATGTGCTCAAACACGCGGCATACGCAGTGCGTTGCCTCGTGCGCTATCACGCCGGCCAGGTACGCCGGGTCCTCGTCGACACACTCCTTCAAGTCGAACGCTAAGACGATGATGCCCTCCTTGCCGTCCGTCAGGTAGTGCGTCTCCGCGATCCCTTCGTCAAGTGCGGACGCTTTCTGCGTAATCCCGTGGTCGAGCAAAATTCTCTGGAACATCTCGTTAGAAAAACAAAGCTTGATCTGGGCCGGGAAGTGGCCGCAGTCGACGTGGTAGTAGCCATAGTTTTTAGGCATCTGCGATGACCCCGGTTATTTGCTTGTTGTGCTTGGGGTGGATGATCAGCATCCCGTCCTCCCTGGTGAACCTGAAGTAGCACACGCCGTGCTCCCTCACCAGCTCACGCGCGCGGTCGAAGATTGCCTCGGCAAAGTCTTGGGCCATCGACTCCTGGTCCTCGTCTGAGTTAATTATTAAGACTTTTTTCATCCCACCCGCGCTCCTTTGCCTTTTTAAGTATCGTTCGCTTTTCGTCGTTGCTCTTGTAGGCCCAGTCCGCGATCTCCTCCAGCGTGCGGTGACAACCGCGGCACTGCTGCCTTAAGTAGTCCAGGACGCATATCTCAACGCATGGGGACTCGACCCGGCCGAAGATCTGGTCCCAGTTTTTGTCAAACTGTTCCCTGTCCTCGACCGGTCTCTGGCGGGATCCCTTACCTGCCCCGGCCATGCCTGTCCTCCCTGATGCCCACGACGATGGCCAGCGTTACGACCAGCATCATCCACAGCCAGAAATCTAGCAGGTTGCTCATATACGTCTCCCGCAGTTAAATGATTGCGTCCCGATACGAAACGAGGAGCTGTACTTGCAGTCGTCCAGGATCCGGCCCTCGGTCAGGAAGTTTCCCATGACCGCTCCCACTACTAATGCAAAAATCGGGGCAAGTGCCTTGGACCAGTACCTGCGGACGAATTTTTTGAATGCCGCGATCTCTTGGTGCATCACAGGCTCCCGAACATTATGTCCGACTTGACGTTGTCCACCATCCAATTGACCTGCATGTTGGTCGCGTTGGCGGACCAGTATTTCATCATCTGGTCCTCCTTGGTAATGGCCACGATCAAAAGCGTGTCCTCGTCCTTGAGCTCCTCCCTCGCGGCCTCAAGCGCGGAGATGGTGGTCCACCTGCCGATGCGTCTGATCTCTGCCGTCATAGCAGCGCCTCCTCAAAGTTGTGAATTTGCTCTTTCTTCTCTTTTCGTTCTTGGCGCTTGAGCTTCTCGTAGTACTTCACGACCAGCTTGCGCTCCTCTGGCGTCTTGAACGGCCAGTCCCAGCGTTCCTGGGTCATTCCGGATGGGTGCATCATGTTTGGCTCTCCAGTTGGTTGATGTATCGGTCCAGGTACCACCGTGCCTTCTTCAGGTCCTCGATGGGGCAGTGCGACTTGATCCCCGCACGTGATATGTACTTTACCACGTTACCGAGGTGGTACCCGAGGTCTTTGGCCTCGATGAAGTCGATGGTCTCGATCCCGCCGGACTTGTAGTGCGGTGGGTGGTTCACGATGTCTGTCATTGCTTCTCCCAGTACTTTTTATTCTGCTGCCCGATCCAGAGCCCGGCGCACACTAGCTCTAATTCTTCGCTTGGTGGGTTGGTCTTTAGCGCCATGCCGCGGCCTTCCGCAAACCCGCGGTTGTACTGGCGGTCCATGGCGTTGTCGAATAGAAAGTAGGCCAGGCCAACGATCATGCCGATAAGAATGATTCTCATGCGTTTCCTTTCAATTTTAGCCGCGGTCTTCGCAGATCACGGTCGCGACTACGTAGCTGTCGCTGTCGGATATAGTTACGTGGTGGGCCCAATCCATCGAGCCCATTTGAAGTGATGCCCTGCCGGAGAGCGCAACGTACGGCGCGCCGTTGTCGTGGTTTAGGACCTCGACCTGGCGCACGTCGAGCCCGTCGATGCCGCTGGCCTTGACGAATGCCTCCTTGGCCGCGAACCTCCTGGCCAGGTAATTCACGGCCAGCCGCCTGTCGTCCGTGAGCTCTGCGTACACCTGCAGCTCTCGCGGGCCCAGGACCTGGTGCGCCAGTGCCCACCCCATCTTCTTCGACATGTCGGAGATGCGTTTGATCTCGAGTATGTCCGTTCCGATTCCCCTGATCAAAATATCTCTCCCTCTAGCTCGCCCAGCGAGTTGACGTACTGCTGGGCCTTGTCCGTCAATCGTATCCCGACGTATACACGTTTGCGCTCTCCGTTGGTCCTGATCTCCGTGTTCTCGATCGGCCTGTCTTGCACCGACGCCAAAAACTTCTTCTTGAACGAGAGGTCGTTGCCTGGGTGGATGCTCTTCTTGTGCGCCCAGTGCTTGTAGACCGCGAACAGCTCGTCCTTGTCGACCATGCCGCCCGGCTCGAATATCAGGACGTCCTCAATGAACGGCTTGAGCGGGTTGGACAGCTCCTCCATCACCTCCAGCAGCTCCAGGCCGCTCTTGGGTTGCAGGAAGTGCCCGCCGCGCGCAACGCGCCGGTGCTCGCCGACCATGGCCCAGTTGAAGATGCCAGAGAGCTCGCGCATGAGCTTGCTCGCGAGGTCCGTGTCCTCCTTGCCATAGAACGACTTAGTCATGCGCAGCACGACCATCCGCCCGGTGAGCGCGTTTGAGTTTTCTGTCAGCTGCAGTACCTCGTTGGAGTAGATCACGATCCTGGTCGGCAGGTAACCGTTCCACGACTCCTTGTTCTTGCGGTTTACAGTAACAGTGTCACCGCCAACAATACGCAGCAGCTGAGAAACAACAGCATTGCGATTTCGATCGGGCGCACGCGCGTCCGTAAACGATGCAAGTAATTTTCCAAGCCACGGCTGTAGGCCGAACGTGTCACAGAGCTCTCCCAGTTCCGGTGCCACGGTGTTGTGCTGCCCAAGCAGCGCCACCAGCACCTTGTTGATGGTCCCCTTGCCCGAGCGTCGGGGTCCGATTAGATTAAAAAACTTCTGCTGCCGAGTGTCGCCGGAGAGTATGTAGCCAAAGATCTCCTGCAGGCACTGCACGGACTCCTCGTCTCCCTCCCACAGCTGCGACAGGAACGACTCCCACACAGGGCAGCTGGCCTCGGGCGAGTAGGCAAAGGGCAGGCTGTTCTGCGTAAAAAACCCCAGCGAGTGCGGCAAGAGCACGCCCTCCTCGAGGTGGAACAGCCCGTTCTCGAGCGATATCAGCTTGCCGGCCTCGGGCCTGCCGTTCTCATACCCCGACAGCCACACCGGTGGTTTGGTGTTGGGCGTGTTGCGCAGGTGGACGAGCGCCTTCGTGGCGTCCATCGCGGCCGATACCGTTGGCGGTGTCGGTGCGAACGGTATGACGTTGTTGCGGCGGTCTGTCTTCTTGCACTGGTCAAGAAACTTGTACGCCGCGGACCGGATCGTTGAGTCCTCGATCTGCTCGTAGTGCGTGCCCTTGTACACGTACCAGTCGTCGGCGTAGTGCACCAGACGGTATCCCTCCTCGGTGGTGTAGAGCGAGTCAAGAAACTGCCGTGCGTGGCTCATCGGCGCCGGGTCGAGGATGATCTCCCCGCGCTCCAGCGCCTCCAGCTTTTTTGCGGTGTTGACCTTGTAGATCAGCGACCGCAGGGTGGCGCCGCCGCCCTTGCTGAAGGTGTCCCACTTACGGTCGCACAGGCCGGGCGAGTACGATCCGCACTTGCCGTCGTTGTCAGACCAGCGGTCCCACAGCTCGAGCGCCTCGACGTCGCCGTTAAACTGATGGTGCAGGGCCATCCCGACCGTGATCCAGTCGCTGTATCCGCACTCGGGGTCGAAGTGTGGCAGGACCTCCGACTCTACCCTGGCCAGGTCGTACTCCTCCAGCGGGGCCCGGTAGTCCGCGAAGTCGTCGCCGGATCGTTTGACGGTCCTCTCGGGAACTAGTCCGGACAAGTCCTGTAGGCCGTTTGGTATGTCGCCGGAGACCTTGCGTCCGGTGACGGTGAAGTAGCGGCCCTTTGGGTAGACCTCGAGGCCCTTCTCGTGGTCGACGTGTGCGTAGCCCAGGTCCGCGCGGGTGAATATCTTGACGCCGGTCCCGGACGGGCTGACCTCCATGTAGCCCTCCAAAGAGCGCGCTATGGCCTCAGAATCGGGCCGTGTGAAGTCTCCCGTGTCGGGGTCTATGCAGTCGTCTAGGTCGATCCCCACCAGCCCGTCTGAGCCGTCGAATACGAACCCCACCCCGTCGAACCTGCCGCTCTGGTACGCGTTCTGGGCCGTTAAAAAGTCGGTCCAGGTCTTGGGGTCGTTGCTCTTGGCCGCGCGCCCGTCTGGCTGGACCGGAAGCTTCTTCCACTTCTTGCCGTCGTTGTCGACGATCTCGACGTAGTCCCACAGGACCCACCTCGGGACCATCTTGAGCGCCATGGGTATCTCCTCGAAGGATACCGGCATTGCCTTTGGTTTGTTCATGATTCCTCTCTGTCTGCCGTACTAATACAAAATTCCAGGGTCAATAACTTACACCGCAAAGTTAAAGTAAAGTCTTAGATGCCGCAGGTAGCGCAGGTAGCGCGGGTCTATTCCATGTTAGTTGTACTTTTTTCATTTTCAAAAATCAAAAATAAATCAATTAACTGTGTTTAGACCTGCGCTACCCGCGCTACCCGCGGCATTTGTCCGGACAAGTTACCGATTGATCTGTCCCTTGTCCGTACAGGCTCACTGCATTGATATGTACTCATCCGCCAGCCTGGCCGCGCGGAGGTAGATCTCGGTCGCTGCCAGTCCATGCTCGTGCTTCTCGAACAGCTTTTGCGCGGCGTCGGCGGCAGAAATTGCCTTCATAAACTCCAGTATCAGCTCTTGTCTTGTCTGCATAATTGACTCCTTGGTCAGTTAGTTGATGGGGGCGCAGCCCTTGCGCTTGAGTGAGACGATGGCCCACTGCCGAAACTCGTCCCGGCTGGATTGGTCCTGCTCCTCGTGTGGGTCCCACAGCACGTCCAGGACGTGCCGGCCGGTCTCTGCCTCTTCGGCGACGATCTTTACCATCTTGCCCTTGTCGTCGAATACCTCGGTCAGGCGGACCGGGCGCCAGTGTTGGTCATTCATAGACGCCCCCGCGTGCCGTGATGGCGTTGGCGGCGTACATGACCCCGTTCTTGGTGTCCCAGTTCTCGGACTTGGATAGCGCGCCCATAACGGCCGAGTGGCACTCCCTGCGCTCCAGGGTCGCGACCAGGGTGGCAAACGCGACCAGTGTCTCGGGGTCGGTGTCGCCTGGCATGCTGGCCCTCTCGGCCAGGTAGAGTATTTCCTTCCTGTTCATTGAGTATTTCTCCTCACTTGGTTGAGTAAATTGTTTCTCACTCCTCGCTCTCCTCCTGAAACTTCTCCTGGTTGAACGACTCGAGCGATGTCGGCTCCCTGGCGATAAACCCACGCAGGTCCGCCAGTCGGGTGACGTGCACCTGCAGGCGGTCGGCGAGCTCTGCGTCGGTGGGGTCCCGGCCCATCTGCTGCGTCATGACCCGCTCGGTGTACTTCATGCGCCTGATCTCCTCGGCGATGTTGACCGGGACGCGGATCATGGACCACTCGTTGTCCAGGGCCCTGCGCACTCCCCTGACAATGAACGGCCTGGCGTAGGTCGCGAAGCGGGCCCCGTTCCTGGGGACCCACTTCCTGGCGGCCTTGAGCAGCGCCTCGTTGCCGATGGCCAGCAGGTCCTCGAACGGGACGTTGCCGTGGTGCCACTCCGGGGTCTCCTTGACGACGGAGACCACGAACCGCAGGTTGTGCCTTACCAGCTTCTCCAGGGCCCTGCCGTCGCCGGCCTGGACCATGCCGGCCAGCCTCTCCTCCTCCTCGAGCGGGAGGGGCTGCGATGAGTGCAGCCCGGACAGGTAGCCCGATATGCTGGACCTAGCCCCGCTCAAGTTTATACCCCGCCCACAAGATGCCAAGACCGACCAGCATCATCAAATAGTTTTCCCAGTGCTCGCCGGTCGCCTGCAGCATTAGCCCGAAAATGAGCACCATGAGGCCGATGGCTTTCATAGCGACTCCATTCTCTTGGCGTACTCGACGCCGTTGATCCGGGCCACGTACTCAAAAGATCCGAGCGTGCCGGGCTTGACCTCGGTGCGTGCCGGTATGCGGTTGCCCCAGTAGTCGCGCGTGTGCTGCGTCCCGAGCAAACAGAAACCGTCGGTGAGTGCGTCCATCATGGTGCGGCCGTAGTGGCCCTGCAGCTGCCACGCGGTGAGGCTGTTGATGGCGCGCTGTAGCGCCTCATAGTGCTGTTGCTGGTCGTCGGCAAAGTTTTCGATTGCCTCGATGTCTGAGATGTTTAGCATGTCAATGTCCTTTCTGTTATGAGCCGAGGGCTAGGTGAATGATGCGCACCGGTAAATGGTTGGGGTGCACGCCCATGTCGTCCTTGCCCGAGTCGTAGTATCCCTCGAAAAAGTCGTGGTGTAAATCCCCCGTCGTTTGCTGCTGTTTTTTGGCGATGGCAAACAGCTGGCGCCATGTCGGGTTCAGTAACACCTTGGATCGGTATGGACGGCTCTGCTGGCCGCCGAAGAATTCGCTGCGCTCTGACCTTACTTGGCACAGGCCCGTGAATGCGACGATGTTCTGCCGCATCCACCAGCACCCGATCTGTGGGTCGAAGACGCCGCGCTCGAAGTCGTGTGTGGAGACTGAGTACCTCATGGTGTTGCTCCTGTCGTGGTTGGTTAGATTATTTCGTATGAGCCGCGCACTGCCTTGGCCCATCGCCTGCCGTAGTCCTTGGCCTCCTGCTCGTACTGTGCCCCGCCGTACATCACCGCGGGCCACCATTTCTCGCCAAAGTCCTCGTGCTCTGCGTTGTCGTCGCCGTAGACTACCCAGCTCCCGCCGTCGTAGGTTACGGTGATGATGGGCTCGGGCGGCTCCTCGATCTGCCACAGCTCGCTCTCGTCGTCGACGATGGTGAACGTGATGGGTCCGATTGTTTTCTTGGTGATCATGTTGCGCTCCTGTTTAGTGTAGGTCCCACGGTCTCATGATGATCACGGCGGCCGCGAGTGCTGATAAGAGTAGTAGTTCGCCTAGCATGGTGTTGCTCCTGTTTGGTTGTTGGTGGGGGCGGGTGGGCAGTGGATCCCAATCAGCCCCGGCCGGGGTTTCAGTGCAGGGTTTGCTGCCTGCGCCGCTGTCCGGACCGTCATAGGCCACACTTTCCCGCCCCCGTTGGTCATGCCTCGATGCCCTGCTCACGTGCCGCGGCCATCACGATATCGCGCATGATGGGCTCGACGACTGGCATGATCCGGTCGAAGTCGATGTCGCGGTACCGGCCGCGCAGGCCGTAGCTGTACTTGTAGAAGTCGCTCACGCGGACCTTGAACAGCCGCCTAAACTCAGGCCCGCGGTTGCATAGGCCGTTGTTGTATAGGTCGTAGTAGCAGTTCGAGGCTCGGCGGAAGCGCTCGAGTGCCTTGTTCTTGCGCGGCTGCTCCACCGGGCCCATGTCCGGCACCATCAGCACCAGCTGGTCCGCGATGTCCTGAAGGTCGCTGTCGTTGTTCCAAAATGATTGCATGGTCATTCTCCTGTTGTGGTTATGGTGTTGGTGGGGCCATTCTCGCACGCGAGGCCCCTGGCGCGTAATGGTCCCGGGCTAGCCTCCCGGGAAGCGAATTAGACGCCCTTGACCTCGAGTATTGTCTCGCGGTTCACGGCGCGGTAGGCGCCCTTTGAGACGTCGAAGACGGTGACGTAGCGCTCGTTGTCGAGCGTTGACTCGCCGCCCTTCAAGTGCTTCGTGACTTTCATGCGGCAGTTCATCTTGCGTATGGTGCCGTCCTTCTTGAGGAAGGTCACGGTGGCGAACCCTTTGGCCTGCTCAAGTTTTTTGGCCAGCGCGCGTGACTGGACGGGGTCGATCTTGATTCCGAAGTTTTGCATGGTAGTGCTCCTTGGTTGTGGTTGGTATCTTACTGGTCTTTCGTGGGTACTTTCAAATGAATTTGTCGTCGTCCAGCCCCAGCCGGCGCAGGATCTCGTAAACGGTGTGGTAGCTTTCGCTGTCGCACGATCCCCACTTGGCGTATGGGGTCAGGACCTCCAAGAGCGAGGATATTTCGCCCTTGGCGAGTTTCTTCTCGATGGCGCGGTTCATGCGCCGGGCGGCCGTCTCACGGCCGGACATGGCGCTGTACAGCTGCCAGTCGTCCGCGGTGAGGTTTATCTTGGCCTTGATCTTGATGCCCATCATCTGAACCTTGGGCTGTTGTTGTGTCGTTGTCATGGTGTTGCTCCTGTTATCGTCCAAAAAGTTTGGCCATTGTGCGCTCGAGAGTGGGAAGGCGCAAGCTGTCAGACTCTCGCCGGGCCTCTGCCACCTTGCGCTTGGCCCACTGGAACCCATGCCTGAGGGCCTCGTCGTACGACTCGTGGCTGTAGTAGCGCACGCTGCCGTTGCCGTAGCCCCTGCTCTTGGCCGTGACCTTGCCGTCGGCCCATAGCGTGATGTGGTAGTACATGCCCGTTGGCAGGCCATCGGCCCGCACGCGTGCCCTCATGCCGCCCATCGGCAGGACTGTCTCGATGAATTCAATCATGTTGCTGCTCCTATTTAAAATCCCAGCCGGAGGCCTCTAGTTCAATGGCCGAGGCCCTCGCGGCGCGGTTTAACTCGGACTGTGTCTGCCAGCCGAGGGTTGAGTGAAAGTAGATCTGTCGCATGTACTGCTCCACCATGCGGATCTTGTCGATGTCTGTGAGGCCGGTGGCCTTGGCGATGAGTCGCTGGTACAGGTTCATGGCTGGGTCTCCTCTAAAATCTCGCGGCGCAGTGCCTCGAGGTCGTACTCGCCGTTCAGGACCTCGGCCAGCATGGCCATGGTCGAGTAGCTGGTGGCGTTGTGCTCGCCAAGGTACTGGCTGAGCATGCTGACGGTGATGGGTGTGGTGGGTGTGCTCATGGTGTGCTCCTGTCTTGGTTAGTCGGTGCTGCGGCCGGCGGCGTAGTCGGCCTCGTACTGCTCGCTGCTGTACCAGCCCGAGATGATGGTGGGCTGGGGGCTGGTCGTGCCCTCGGCGGGCCGTGTCGATGCCAGCCGGGCGCGTCGCGCGTCGTACTCGGCCCTGATGGCCTCCTGCTGCTCGAAGTACTCCTCGAAGATTTGGTCGATGGTCTTGGTCATGGTGGTTTCCCTTACTGTTCGATGGTCGTGATTTGGTACATCTCGTGGCCGATGGTGACGACGTTGGTGCCCTGCTGCAGCATCCAGTCGATCCAGTCCCTGTCGTCCTTGTCCCAGGCCTTGCTGTCGATGGGTGCGCTCTTAAACTGGCCCCAGCCCTCGGGGCCCTTGTAGTGGTAGGTAACGATTTGCATGGTCTGCTCCTGTGGTTGGTATCTTACTGGTTTTTCGTGGGTACTTTGAACAGGGCAAATACGTGGCTCCCTGCCCTTGACCCGCCGATGTCGATGACCTTGCCGTCGACGACGGCCAAGGCGTGGCCCGTGACCATCACGACGTAGCGCCCGGTGTGCAAGCGGGGCAGCATCCGCCCGAGTGTGATCCCAGGCCCGGGCTGGGTGTTGCTGACCCTGCCGGCGCCTCGTGCTCGGCTGGTGCCGCCGTAGACCCCCTGCAGTGTCAGTCCGGCCTCGAGGTAGGCCTTGTAGTAGTTTCCGAAGTAGGCCCCGCGCTTGAACCTGCGGCCGTGTTTGG